GAGAAAACGCTTTGGCAGGCTTCCGTGTCACTTGGCGAAATAAGGGCTTTTCAAATGGCAGGCAATCAACGGTCGGGGCGGCGTCGGAAGCCACGGGAAATGAAGGTGGTTCAGGGGACGTTCCGAGCGGATAGACATGGGGAAGAGGCCCAGGTGCCGATTGGGTGGCCGCCCTGTCCGGCACACCTCACGGAACGTGAGAGGGCCCTCTGGGCTGGCCTGGAGGCGCACTGTGCGATGTGGGTGGCGCCCAGTGACTGGCCAGCGCTGAATGGCGTGGTGAGCCTCATGGACAGGCTGTTGCGCGTGCAAGAGGCGCAGCAGGCGACTGACGGGGCAGGGGCGCCATTGGCCTACAAATACACCCCGGCGGCGGATGGGGAGCCGAATGCCGAGCCGAAAGAGAATCCCCTGCTGACGCTGGAGCTGAAGTTCTGGCGGGAGCTGCGCGCCTATATCGGGTTGGTTGGCTTGTCGCCTGTGGACCGAGCGAAGGTGCATCGGCATCAGCCTGAGAAGGTGGCGAATCCTCTCGAGAAGTTCATCCATCGAGCTAGACCATGAAGAAGGGTCTGGATCCAGTCACGCACTACGCGACGGAAGTCCTCGCGGGGCGCGTCGTGGCTGGGCGGCTTGTCGTGCTGGCGTGCCGCCGGCATTTAAAGGATCTGGAACAACAGCAGGCGAAAGGGCTGATCTGGAAGCCAGAGGAAGCCCAAGCAGTGATTGACTTCTTCGCCGAAGTGCTCTGTTTACCAGAAGAGACGGCGGCGGAGGAAACCATAGCAGACGAAGAGCCGCCGAATGGCTCCCCGTTCGTGTTGTCGCCCTTTCAGCAATTCATCGTCGGATCGCTCCTGGGCTGGTATACCTCGCAGGGTTATCGCCGGTTTCGAGATGCGTTTATTGAGACGGCGAAGGGCAGCGGAAAGACGCCACTCGGTGCCGGCCTGATGATTTATCTCCTCGTGGCAGACGGGGAACGGGGCGCGCAGTGCTACTTCGCTGCGGTTGGGAAGGATCAAGCGAAGCTGGCGTTTGCTGATGCGGAGAAAATGGTCAAGGCGTCGCCGTATCTGCGGGCAGCCGTGGACCAAAAGGTGAACAACCTTGCGGTGCTCGAGACGGGCTCCTACCTGCGGCCGATCTCGTCTGAAAAGCGCGGTCTCGACGGGAAGCGCGTCCACGGGTGCTTGATCGACGAAGAGCACGAGCATCCGACGCCGATTGTCGTCTCGAAGATGCGCCGTGGGACCAAGGGGCGCCGAAATGCGCTCGTCGTGCGAACTACCAATAGCGGCTTCGACAGAACGTCTGTCTGTTGGAATGACCACGACTATTCTCGGAAGGTGCTCGAGGGCACGATCACCGACGAGTCCTGGTTCGCCTATATCTGCGGGCTCGATCCGTGCCAGGCGTGCCTGGATAAAGGCCGAGAGTTTCCAGACGACGAATGTAAAACGTGCGATGACTGGCGCGTGGAAGGGCCGCACTGGCTGAAAGCGAATCCGAATCTCGGTGTGTCGCTGTCGTGGCAATACTTGCGCGAGCTCGTGAAGCAGGCCAAGGGCCGCTCCGATGTTGTCTCGGATCTCTTGCGCTTCAACTTCTGTGTCTGGACGGCCTCACATACCCAAGCCTGGAGCATGGGGAAGTGGCACGAATGCCGGCGCTTAACGTTCACTGATGAGGATCTGATCGGGGCACCGTGCTGGGGCGGGCTCGACTTAGGCCAGACGGACGACTTCGCGGCGTGGGCGCGGCTGTGGGAATTGCCGGAATTCTTCGTGCTGAAGCTGCGCTTCTGGCTGCCGGCCTCGGCGCTCGTCAAGTATCCAGGGCGGCCCTATGAGGAATGGAAACGGCTCGGGATCCTGACGGTGACGGAGGGGGATACCACAGACGACGATCTGATTGAAGAGACGGTCTTGGAGGATTGCCGGACGGATGGCGTACTCAAGGTCGGGTATGACAAACGGTTCGCGCACACGATTGCGCTTCACCTACAAGGCGCCGGGATCAACATTTTCGATGTGCCTCAAGGCTATGCGTTGAACGAGTCGATCAGGTCGGTCTCGAAGCTCATTGCTGATGTCAGGCTGGCACATGGCGGGAATGCCGTGCAGACGTGGATGATGGATAACACGGTGCTCCGTCACGGACGCAACAAGGAAGTCAGGTTAGACAAGGAAGCGGCGAAAGAAAAGATCGACGGGCCGAGCGCGTTGGTCATGGCGAATGCCGTGCGGCTGGTGCCGGCCGAGCAGCCGAAAGGCTTTCAGATGTTTGTGTTGAGCCGATAGATGTCAGTCGAAGCCACCGTCGTGTATCTCGACTTTCTTATCAATAGGCGACGCGCGATTGCTGAGCAGGCTCAGGCGATCTCGTCCACGGCGTTTCGTCGCGGCACACCATTTACGTCCGATGAGAAAGCCGCGATGGATGCGTGCTTTCAACAACTCCAATCTCTTGATGACCTCATTCCACGGCAGCAAGAAATCGTCACGAGATTACAGAAGCAGCATCTGATTGATGCGCGTGAGCGCGGATGGCGCATCGTTGAAGCGCGTCACAAGAAGTTAGAGGAACGGGCGGAGGCGAGACGTCTCAAGAAACTTGAAAAACTCGAAACAGAGCGGCAACAGGCTCTTGCGCGACAGGTGCCAAAGGAGCCGCCGAGGCCAACAGGCATTTGGCTGACTCGTGTAGTTGCGCCGCGTGACGATGAGGTGACTGTGCCGGTGGCTGAAGTGGATGAAGTCACAGGCAATGAGCACGGCCATTACCTTTCAAGTCAACTCGAGCAACAAGCCAAGACCTTGATTGCGTGGCGGTATAAATCTCTCAATGTGCGCCATAACTCTCGCCGGTACGAAGGCTATCAACGCGTGGACGGGTGGGCCTGACATGAAACGTCCTGGCCGGCCTCCGCTTGATGGGTGCGATCGCTCGATTGAAGTCTCGGTGTCGTTGCCGGTCAAACAACTCGCGGCCGCCGAAGCGCAGGCGGATAAGTACCGGGTCACGGTGCAAGACTGGATTCGGCTCCTCGTCAAAGCCAATACCCACCGAATTAAACCGGAATAAGTAGCCATTTCTCGGCTGGGTTTCTACCGTAGAAGTCTAGTGGACTTCGCGTATAGCACCCTCGACATCAAAAGCATCGACGCAGAGCAGCGGATCATCGAAGGCTTTGCGAGCACGCCTACACTGGATCAACAAGGGCATAGCATGGACCCGGCTGGGGCTGAGTTCACGCTGCCGCTGCCTTTTCTCGCCCATCACCAGCAAGACAAACCGATCGGTGAAGTGATTGCGGCGCGGATTACGCCACAGGGCATTCCGATCACGGTACGGATCGCGAAAGATTCAGGCCTCGACTACATCGAAACGACCTGGAAGCAAATCAAGTCTCGGCTCGTGCGCGGGCTGTCGATTGGCTGGCGGTCGCTCGAGCCACCGACCAAGATCGACGGCGGCGGCCTTCGGTTTACGAAGTGGATGATCGGGGAAGTCTCGGCGGTCACGATTCCGGCCAATATCGAAACCACTATTTATAGCGTGAAGCAGTTCGACACGGCTGCACCCAGCCTTCATCCGTCCGGCCCCTCGGACACGTCAACCGTTTTGCGCGTGAAGAAAGACGCGCACCCTATGACGATTACCGAACAGATCACCCAATTTGAAAACAAACGCGCAGCAGCAGACGCCGCCCGCAATGCCCTGATGACGAAGGCCGCCACGGACGGCGTGACACTCGATCAGGAACAGACCGACGCATACGACGGCCTCGACCGCGAGATCAAAAGTATCGACTCGCACTTGATCCGGCTCCGCGAGCTCGAGAAGTCCAACCTGGCGGCGGCGACGAAGATTACGACCACAACCGACCAGGTGCAAGCCTCAGCGCTCCGCGGCGGTGAGACGGTCACGACGCCAATTATTCGCGTGACGCCGAACGTGCCGAAGGGCGCGAGCTTCGCACGGATGTGTATGGCGCTCGCGGCCGGACATGGCGATTCGTATCGCACGCTGCAGTATGCGAAGCAGTGGAAGGATTCGACGCCCGAAGTCGAGCAGATGGTTGAGCACATGTGGCAGACGAAGGCCGCCGTCGCGGCTGGAATAACCACGGACGCCACGTGGGCCGGACCGCTGGCTATTCGGCAACCGCTGAATGACTTTCTTGAGCTGCTGCGCCCGCGCACGTTACTGGGTCGCATTGGCGGCCTGAAACAAGTCCCGTTCAATATCTCGATTCCGACGCAGACCACGGGGGGAACATACGCCTGGGTCGGCCAAAACAAACCGAAGCCGCTGACCAAAGCGGACTACGCGACGTTGACGCTCGACTTCAACAAGGTCGCGGGGATCATCGTCCTGTCCGAAGAACTGGTCACGCTCTCGACGCCCTCAGCAGAAAACCTCGTGAAGGAGGAAATGCTGGCCGGCATGAGCGCGTTTCTCGATCAGCAATTCTGTGATCCGGCGGTCGCGGTCTCGGCCGGCATCAACCCGGCGTCGATTACCAACGGCGCGGCGACGATTGCCTCGAGCGGCGTCACGGGTGCCGCGGCGAAAACGGACTTGTCGTCTCGTGTTGGCGTCTTCGTCGCGGCCAACTACGACCTGGGCCAATCGGTGTGGCTCATGAACGAAGCCAATGCCTTCGGGATTGGCCTCTCCGTGAACGGTTCT